ATTCTCGCCATTGGTGAGTATAGCCTGTGTGGGATATACATAGGTTATTGAAATATGTAACTAACTCAGCGGGCAACATAGCGCCATCGCCATAACTACCCCAGCGAATCTTCCGTGTTTTGAAATACTTAGAGTGTATAGCTGCATCGTACTTAGGGTAAACGAGGCGCACATATGCGTTCCATACTTTGTTAGGCGCCTGGCCTACATTTACGTAGCAAGATCTTTTCCTGCGTGGCTTGTTGTTTACAAAGCCTGATCCTCGGTGGTAACAATTACCGCAGATCGCTAAATCATCGCCGCTCTTAAGTGCAGCCACAGGATTAATATCCTGGTGCAATATGAATGTTTGGATCATATTACCAGTCTTGCGATTGACTGATTTAAGTGTTGCAATGCATACGATTGGGGATCCATCGAGAGGCGACAATCCCTCCCACAAAACAAAACCTTGAGGGCGTTTCATTGTAATAGTTTGGATGTGGATGTTTAAGTTCTGCGTGGTAAGTATGCGCAGCCCACTAATACTTTGTGATAGTGATTTAAGTTGTTTCGAACATCGCATGAAATAAGTCTATGGGCTGAGTATCTAACTCATCTCGCATCTTAATTAGTTCATCTTGTTGCATACGTAACTTAAGTATTTGATCACCTAAGTAATGCAGTCGGTTGTTAATCTCAACCCGTGTTAATCCATTAACAGCAGATAAGGAGTATTCCTTACCATTAATAGTTTGGAGCTTGTCTGTGATTGTGAAATCCATGGCGGTTAGTTTGTGTGGTGAATTAGGAAGGAAAGTTGTTACATACGGCATCACATAAGACCTTAACAAGTTGAGGGTCGTTTGTAATGCCATACTCTTGGAAGTATTCATCAAGAATGCAATCAATGTCTTCCATTAATTGTTCCCTAGCAGTGAGAAAATCGATGCTGGTGAGTGTCATTGGATTAAGCTTCGGGGTTTGGAATAAGATTTAACTTGGCAAGTATTGCTCCCGTAGTTGAGTACGGGAACTCAATAATTAAGGGACCACAAAATACCCAACTGTTAAAAGTTGGGGACCAAACTAGATCACAAGGGTCGATTGAAACTGATAATAATTCGTCACAAGTTACCGGAGGAACTTGTCTATTGCGGAAGTGAGTCTTCATAACAATTAAGTGGGTGAATTAAGAGAACTTCTTATGCAGCATGGCTGCAATTCTGTCGCAGAAGTGTACATCAATGGCGTCACTAATTGTGGCGCCTTGAGCTACATCTTTAGCTAAATCTTCTGCCCGTTCTAGATAAATACCTAGAGCGAATGGATTGTATCCACGCTTTGTGGATTGTTTAATATCCCACTGGGTGAGATAATGATCGAGTTGTGAGTGCAAGTTCATTGTTAGTGTGGTTTTAGTGTGAGTTTAGTAATACTTTCTGCGCACGTCACGGGATTTATCCCACGCAGGATTAGAAGCATCGGCGCCTACTTTATCTGGAAAGCATGGCCTTACATCGTCCTTGTATACATAACCGAATCCTTTATAGTTTCCGGTTTCATGTAATACGTGATCAAGTGCAGTAATCAACCCATACTTTTCATCATCTGATACACAATCAAGCACAAGCTTAGAGTTCACATAGTCTTTGAACTCTGACACGTTAAATGTTTTGCGGGCCATGATTAGAAAGTCTCCTTAATAAGTTTGCGGGCTTTGTTAGGCGTGGTTGTCCATACAATCTTGTTAGTTAGTGGCGACTGAAAGTAAAACAAATCGCCGCCTAATCTACGCGATGGATCAATACAATTAACCTGCACACCTTTGTAGATAAAGGTGCCAGCAAATGGTTTTAAGCCAGTCATAATGTTGAAATGCAAGTGGATAATAAAGTGAAAAAGTTGTTACTCCCAGAAGTTACCTACTCTAAACTCAGCGATAAAGTCGTTAAGAATACATTCTGCTGCTTGTTTACGTTCTGGAATAGGGAACATAGTGTGCCAAACTTGAGTTAGTGAGCCACAGCAAAGGTGGTAATCCTTTGCAGCTGGTAGTACTAAATTGCGGTAAACATAACCTAAAGCCCGATCATAATTGAACGTATCTTTAAGCCAAAATTTACTTAATGTTCGGCCTATGCCGTTGTAATGAACGGATGAAAAAGTGTCCGCATAAAGTTTTAACTCATGCGCAAGAATAGAATCAAAATCAGTCATGATTTACACCTGGTTTGATGATAGTGAGAGAACCAAAAGGTTCTCATCCTATGTAATACACAGGAGGAGAACGTTTAAGCATGATGATCTAATAAGATCACGAATGATCCTATACTAAATTAAGATCTTAGTTAGTTACAGTAACCATGGCACCTAATAGATGCAACCAGATTAATTAACTTATAAACTTAAACAGTGCATAGAGTTAGCTACACGTTACAGAATGAACTGCAAAGGGTAGCTAACTCATACACTTAGATCTTATGTATTAAGTTTCCACACTGTCAATAAGATAACTTAAAGGTGTGGGCTAGTTACAGTTGCGAACTGTAGGGTTCAGCTGTAGTAGTTGTGAGAGTTAATATGCTGCCACTATATGTTTGCAGTTTGGTCTAGGTGAAGCTCCATTGGTTAATACCAAAGCCCTACTAGATTCGGATACAGTGCCAGATCCAAACTGTTACGCTGTAAATATAAATAACTGATTGTCACATTCAGTTAGTTATATCTAGGAAGCTATGTAGAAAGGTTCACCCATAGTGTAGGCTATCCGTGCTAGCTATCTAGCTACGGGTGAACTAATCAGATTGTCAAGGTTCACAAACCTAGAATCAAATAGATTTAAGCTGCTCACGTATAGTTACACTAAGCCTGTCCTAGGATCCGGCACCATCTCATAGGTTTAACTATGGCGATGCGAGGATCCCGCGGCAAGGCAAGGTGAACGGTTCACGGCTTGGCTTGAATCTATTCGATTGTCTAGGTTCGATCGGTCCCTTGGGATCGATGAGCTAAGCATGCACCGGATCGGATCCGCTGTCAATTAACATTCGGTTAAGGTTTGGTTAAAGTTCGGTTAACCTTTGAGCAGATGTACTACTTGGCTGGTTTGGTTGGATCATATAACGATCGCGTACGCGCCCGCGTATATCACACCAAGGTTAAGCTTTGGTTAATTGAAATAAATCTTAACGTGCCCCCCGCATTCCACAGCCTGTGGAAAACCCAAAAGCGGGATAGTACATAGGTACTACTCTGTGCCTATTAGATAAATAAGCGCACACTAAGTAACACTTAGCGCGATTACTATGTATTACTTAGGCTGCCGCAATGTAACAATTAGCTGCCCGCAATCCGGCCTTTTTTTTATATACAGCACTTATACGACGGGGCCCGCGAGAACCCTTTCACAATCAGCGGGGTGAAGTGACCTCAAACCTGAGTATAGCACTATATTGACAGGCCCTGGTTAAAAAAATTTAATTCTTATTTTTAGCGTTTATTCTTTTTTGAGTTGCTCGGTCCGCGTGGCAAAGGTAGAACGCCATTTAAGTTTCCACGAGTCCCAGAAAACACTACATTTTTTCTGAATTTCGTTCGCACGATCTTCTTGAATTATTTTTTTACAAATTTGCGCTGCTTCCTCCCAAGATGACGCACACACAAAAGGCATATCTTTTTCGCCTATAAAAATAGAATGCCAGTACGAAGGATGTATTTTTTGATATTCCGTCTGTTTTAGTACCACGGGTATGCTTCCAGCCTCTAAAGCCTCGTAGATTCGAAAAGAATCTATATTACAACCACCTTGTGGTGCTAAACAAAAAACTGTATCCGACAACAAATCTGCATACTCTTCAGTAGTTAGCCCTTTTGAATCGTTAAAAAACTCAATTATGTTTAATTGGTAAGGCTTTATATCTTTAAAACAGTCAAATGCGTGTATTCGGTCTGCTTTTAAAGAACCTGCGAAACTCCACGTACGTCGTCTTTTTGAGGCTAATACCTTCGGAGTTACGTAGTGTTCAAATTTGTGCCTGTGGCCGAGGCCAAAAGTAAATACTTTATCGTCGCGCCAGTAACGCGGACTAAAATAGTTCCGTGCCGCGTATATACAGTTAGGGCTTGACAAGTAAAACATGGGTTCTGTTAAAGTTTCGTCCGATAACAGAATCACCGCATACTTTTTATTAGCTCGATCTAACGCTTCTATGTAGTTGTATGACTCGCTATTGTTTGTGACCACAATGCAATTGTCCAGTAAAACCGCACCTTCTTTGTCTTTTGGGTAGTGGTACACTAAATCCACATCCTTTAATAGTTCTTCGATCCAACTTCTACCCCACAAGTTTGCGCTTTCGCCAAACCAGATAAGATTAACTGTTTTATTACTTTCCATTGACACACCAGAGCTGCCAACCTGTGTAGAAAGCGTTTTCAATATTTCCAAACAAACTTAGGCAGGAGTCCACGGCTTTTTTGACAGATTCTGCTCCATAGTCGTCAAAAATCAAGGCCCCACCTGGCTTTACATGAGGGTAATACAGAGCAATATCTCTACAAACCGACAAACTGTCGTGGGCACCATCGATATAAAGAATGTCAATCCCTTCCTCGAACTCCGGTTGCAATTTTGAATACAAATCCCAACTGCAACCTTTATAAATATCAACTTTTTCTGGGTGTTTACTCAAAGATACATTTTTCTTTGTGATTTTTTCAATTTTATCTAAGGTCGGGTGTGCTTCTGGGTTTTCAATGTTCTCTTTTGACCCGGTAAACGGATCAATTCCGATTAACCTACTATTTTCGTGCGTTAGGAAGTTATCAATCCACCAAACAGTTGAAGCTCCTTCATACATGCCTATTTCGACAATAAGCCTTTCGCTTTTAGGATCAAAAACTAATTTTTTTGCTGGTTCATGTTTTTTAATAATTTCATAACCATCGGTAAGATGTTTGTACCAGCCGTGAGTTATTGTATATCTTTGATCTAGAGGTGGAGCCTCGGCCATGTGCTGTGTCTCTTTGTTGACATCAGTATACTAGCAGCCCCCTGAGAGTTGACAAGGAGTCATAATGTGCTACCATACGTATGGTTCACACCTAGCTCACATGACTAACGACATTAAAATCGATCTCAAAAGCAAAGATCTTCCTATAACTGCTCTAGCGTACCGATCCCCTAGTCTCTTGGGACTTCTTCTAAGTTTTACAACTTTTTGGGTTTTACTTCTTTTTGCATCTTTATTTATTTATTCGTTTCTAAAGCAGGTTAGAGAAGAAGGTCAACGTTCGATTAAATATTCAGAGGTGTATAACCAGGAACTAGATCGGTGTAAGTTAGAAAACCCTTATAACGGCAGGATTATTTTTGATCCTATGGGTAACGAAACAAAAAGATACCCGTTTGTTAACTGTTTTGCTTTAGCTCGTTACAACGTCAAAACAAAATACGGATTATCTCCACATTAATTTTACTTTTCCTAGCTTGCTCTAAGGGAGGGATTCGGGTTTAATAACCGAGTCTCTCTTTTTTTTATGAAAATTTTTGTTTTACACGCTGTGTGTCCGACCTGCGGCGTTTCGTTTTCCTTGAAAGGGTCAAAGCTCAAGGCGTGGTGCGGCAAGAAACAAAAACAACCTGACCGTAAAGGACCTTTTTGTCACTATAAATGTTCTGCAAAGTACAACGCAAAGAGAGCGTCAGAAAGCAGACTGTTAGAAAAATCTAAATAGTTATTTATCCTTAATTGCCGCGATAAACATATTGTTAAACGGTTTAATTTCACCAATCGAGTAACCAAACTTAACTTGTAAATAGTTAAATAATTCACTTTTGTGTTTTACGTTCCAAGCGTGTGAGTTTGATTCAAAAATAATTGGAGGGTAGTCAGAGTCAATAATCGTATCGTGCGCTCCTCGCAGAACAGCGAGTTCATTTCCTTCTACATCAAGCTTTATCAGTCCTATATCGTTCCACTCGAAGTTATCTATGTCGCACGTGTCAATGTATTCGGTTGCTAGTACGGGTTGGTTTTCTGGTAAAGGTAAAATTGTAGATCCGCCACCATCTTCGGATACAATAAACAACTCTACAATTTCATTACTTCCTTCTTTGTCTGTAACCGCCGCGTGGTAAGGAGATACATTGGTTTTATCAAACATAAAGATGTTGCCGCACAGTTGAAAATAGGTTCTTCGCTGAGCTTCAAACGCTTCTACATGTTTAAATTCGTCTGCAAGTAATAACGAATAGGTTCCCATATGGGCACCACAGTCAATAAATCTTTTTGTTTTATCTCCAAACTGTTTTGCCCATTTTATAATTTCGTATTCTGGTATTCCTACTTGGTGCATTTGGCACCTACCAGAGTCATCGTTATTCATAAGAAAAGAAATTTCAGGTAGAGGAAGGATTAAGCTTTCTTCTGGTCCCCAAATAAATTTAGTCATAAAGCTTCTGTGAGTGCTACTATGTTAGCATCATTGGTTTTAAAATGGAATCTATTCCTGTTATTGGTACAGCGGTAGTTAGTGCCCCTCATTGGGTTTATCGTTTGTTTTATAGCATTGATTACCCTGTTGATACTTTTATAGTTTTTAACAATAATGGCCGAGATCAAATTACACGCAAACTTGATGCGCTAGAACACATTCCTCATGCTTTCGTGAAGAAAGTTAAAGTTTGTCACCTTCCTGCAAATCTCGGATGTTCTGGTGCATGGAACTTAATTATTAAGTCGGCCATGATGAACCCCTATTGGGTGATCACAAATCACGATATTATGTTTACTCCTGGCTTTTTAAAAGCCATGAAGGAAAAAGCTGACGATCCGGATACAGGTATTGTCCACGGGCTAAACGGAAGCTGGGATGTTTTTCTTCTTAAAGACTGGGTTGTACAAAACTTTGGTCTATTTGATGAAAACTTATACCCTGGCTACTGCGAAGATATGGATTACGGTATGAGGTTTAAGCATCAAGAGATTAAACGTGAGATGTCTGTCGGTGTTCCTTATTACCATGGGTGGGCCACGGACTCATATGAGGATGGGAGTCAGACTTGGCGCAGCGAGCCAGCCTTAGCTCAAGGAATACATGTCGCTCATGAGCTTAATAAGCAGTATCTTCATGCCAAGTGGTCACCAGCGTGGCAAGCACACATAGAAGGTGAGGTGTATGAGTCTCCTTTTAATACACCTACTCTTCCGTTAGACTTCACAACTTACGATCTTAGCTTTGTAAGACGTAAAAATCTTGGGTTTTAACTACTATACTAATTTTATATTGACACTAATCCTATGCCTTTTTACTCTTCGTACACAACGTATGGTAAATTAATAAATAACTTAAAGTCAATCGTCGACGCACAAAGTTTATCTTCTTTTAAACTGAGTAAGTTAGCAGATCTATCGCCTACTACAACACGCAAGATCTACTACGACACCAAATATATACCTTCTCCAGACGTTATCGAACGGATTTGTTTGACGTTGAACATTGTCCCCGGCGATTTATTGAAAATAATGCCTACAATAGAGGAATCAGTAGTGGTGTGTTCTGGTGTTTTCGCCTCAGGATTATGAATTAGCTGCTCGGATTCTGGGGCTTCCCGTTCCGATCACCGCAGCCGAACAAGCCGCTGCCGCACCCATGACCGCTGTGGTTATGAGGACTTTTTGTCAGACGTTACCTCCCGCTCCTGGGATGGAAGACGAACATATGATGAATATGGGGGCTACTCGTTCTTTAAACGCACCACCAGACAATACTCAGCCCGTTTATCGTAATCAACTTCAGCACAGGCTCCAAGCTGGAGTTACTGACCCACACCACGAACAAGAAATTCTAGATCTTATTGATTTAATTACAAATAATCCTGAAGTTGGGGAGATGTTCCTTAATTTCTTGCATAATTTAGAAAATCAAGGGGATGAGCATATGGATATGTTGAGCGCTCAACGTCCCCCAGCGTATGATATGCCTAATTACGGGTCAAACTATTCAATATTGAACGCTCCTGCAAGTTCTGTAATTCCTCCATCGCAAGCTTATCAAGAACTAGGCTGATGAACGCTAAACAACATCAGTTAATTGAGAAAGATGTGCGTCGGGAAAGCCCGGATTTAAATTCGTCTGCTTTTTTGCAGGCATATTTAAAGTCTAATTTTCCTCAGACAGCTGCACACCCGTCCGCTAAACAAAATGAGTATGGAGTTTTAGCTGAGTTACAGACTAAAGGTGTAGAATATAATAAGAAGCCTCGCTCAGGCACCTCTTTCGATAACCCAGCTAGTTCCTGATTGATATGGCTGTTCCTCTTATTGCTGGTGCTAGTGCCGCCTCTATGGAAGGTTTACTAGCAAGTTTAGCTAAAGTATTAGGTCCTCAGCTTGCTGTTGAATACTTAGTTACCAGAATGGTCGGTGGCGAAGGTGGGGATAAACAAAAAAACTTTAATTTTGAACCTCTAGTTTCGCAACTTGCTGGCGGTGCTATTAGTGCTACTGCCTCTAGCCCTTATAGTCCAGTTGGAGTACAGGATAATTCGGGTAAATATTTTCTCGGGGCCGCTCCCTTTCTTAACTACGAAACTTCGTATCGAAACCGAGAAAATTTTAACCGTGCGTTTTTAAGGAAATTTGGGGTTGATCTTCCTAATGTTCCTACAACCGCCGAGTTTATGCAAAATATCGAGCAGTCTCAAGAACGTCAAGCAGAAGGAATAACTAGCCGTGACATAAAAAAACTACAAGCTTTAGGGATACAAGAACGTATGCTTGAACAGCTTAGGGCGGATAAAGAATTTAAAAGAATTGAAATGGAAAAAGGAGCTGACTTAGCGCGAGCTGGATTAGAACGAGGTTTTAGTTTAGAAGAAGTTAAACAAAAAGCTATCGGAGATATTGAGCAAGAAAAGTATTCATCTGCCTATGACGCAGCAAAAACTTTATTAAACTCTACGATTACTGCTATTTCTGGTCAAGGTTCATACGCAAATAATCCCGATTTGCGTCAAGTCGCTACCCCTGTATAACCATGGATCCTTTTGCATTCTTAAACGAAAGTATAAACAAAATGCCCTCTGTGGGCAGGGAAACATTGGAAGCTATTCCAAGTTATGAGGAGGCGGTAAAAATGGGAGTAGAAGTTCTTCCTTTTCCCCTTAATTTATTAAGCAATAATGTACTCAATAAATCTGCTGTTCCAGATGTAGGAGCTCCTCAAGGATTTGTAACGCCTAACGCAGATGCAAAATATTATGCAAATGAGAAATATGGGTACCAAAGTCCGGAATCGTATAAAAAAATTTATGGCGCTTATCCGCGTTCCTATAGAGAAATACAAAAAGCACAATTAGATGAAGCAGCAAAGCAACAAGCTAAAGAAGAACAAACTAAAGAACAAAAAGCATTAGAGGAGTTAATCCTGGGGGCGCAGAAAGATGGTAAATTCTATGCTGGTAAAGACTATGGATATCAGTCAGCCCCTTCCTATAAAGTAGTTACGGGGGCTTTTCCTACCGGGTATACTGAGCCCGATAAAAAAAAGCCAACAGTACTAAATGCACCAGCGTCTACGGGTTCGGAAAGCACGAGCATACCTGGTCAGACAAAAAACCCTCCATCGCTTCCCCCAGAATTAATTGATCTTACACGAGAAGGATACGCAAAGGTTGCAGCCGAAAGAGCTAAAGATTTTGAACGTCAGCAACAAATTGCAGCTCAATACGAACGCGGTTCGTTAGAAAAGTCAAGACTTAATACTCAGCGTCAAGTTGAGCTAGAGAACATTAAGGCGTGGCGTGATATATCTCAAACTCAAATTGAGGCTCAGACTCGTAGTGCAGCACTAACCGCTTCATTGATGACAGCTTTACAGCAACCTAATGTTAATTTTATGGGTGCGATCAGTGAGGCTTTTAATGCTGGGGCGGCACCATTTTCGGCCCGTGTTCGCACTCGTGCTTAGAATGATGAGAAGAAAGTACTAAAAAACTGATATGCCAGAACCTTTTGTTACGCTCGGCGGTATCGGATCGGTCCTTGGAGGTCTTGGATCTATAGGTAGTGCCATATTTAATAAGCCACAACAGCAGCAACAATATAAAGATCCAATGGCGGATTTTAATATACTTTATGGCGGTACATTATCTGCTGGTAATGTAGGTCTAACTGGAGCCGAACAGCGAGCTGCGGCTGCGCAAGGAGCGTTATATGGCTTGACAGCAATGCAAGCCGGTGGTTCTCAAGGGTTGCAATTAGGTGCTGGAAATGAAGCTATAGCTGAACAAGGAGCAGCGGCTGGTTTGCAGGCTGGTATTGCTGGTCAATATGCTGGTTCAGATATTGGTCTTCAAACTAAAGCAGCAGAAAGCCAGCTTGCCACCGAGTTAACACCTGTTGAAACAGCAAAAGATTTTGCTAAGCAATACGGTGAAGCTGCCTCTAACCTAGCTCAAACAGGGTCTAAATCAATAGGTGAAATAGGTAAGCAGTTAGTCGGCGAAACAGGCGCTGTGGGTCGGTCTGGTATTGAGTCTCAGACAACTCTTGGCGGACAACAAATAGCTGGGGCTTCCCAACTAGGTATGGGAGCGCAGCAAGGAACGGCTCAATTAGGGCAACAAACTCTTGCAAGCCAAGCCGATGTTGCGGGTAAAACTCTTACAGGAGAAACATCACTACTACAACCAACAGCCACATCTTTAGCTCAAGCAGGCGGTCAGGCTTTAGCTGGGCAAAACCAACTAGCTGCTCAGATAGCATCTACAAACTTAGATATTGCTAGAGCTCAAGAAAACACTCGAAATCAATTGGCGCTCCAACGAGGTCAAGTTGAAGGACAGATGGCGATGAGACGGCTTGGCGCTCAAATGGCCGCACAAGGACGTGCGTCGTTTGCTTAATGACGACACTTATTGCAAATAGTACCACTGTAGGGAACTGGTTAAATTCGTTAGAAAAATCAGACCGGGATGCTTTTGCGTATTACGCTAAAAATGCGACAAGTGATATAGAATCTTATCTTTATGCACGTTTTCTAAAACCGTCTTACGCAGGTAGTATCGCAGATTTAACAGCGTGGACTCAAGAGAAGTATCCAAAAGAAGATTTACGTAAAGTTCTTCTAATTGAAATCGATGAACTTCGTATGGATATTACAAATGTAAGAAATATGACCACTCAAGGTATGCTTGATTATGCCACAGCAGCTACAAAAATTGCGTCTTTACAAAAAGAACTAAGATCCCACATACAAACAGTACGTGCTATTTCTGACGGTTTAGATCGTAGAGGGCTACTGTTAGCTGGCGCGGATCGTTGTTTACGCGAGTTAGCAAATACTTTCCAAGATCAACCGACAATAGCGTCTTTACTTGAAGACGCAGGTTTAATTATTTGGTCTACTTTAGAACGTGAAGAAAAGTCTTAACTTACTTCCTGTAATTTTTTTAGTATTTCATCTATAGGGCAACGTAAAATCCCCATAAAAGCGTCGTTTACTCCTAGCGACATTACAAGTTCTCCGTCTTCTATAAAGGCACCAAAGGGCAATAACACCGCTGGTTGTTTGGAAACTGGATTACCTCCGTAATCTGTCCAGGTGATTAGTGTATCTTCCAGTGACCCACTAAATAAAGGCTCGTTTGCCACGTGGGTTATCTTTGTAAATTGTTTATCTACCATAAAAACGCCTAAATGATAAAGCAAATAAGGCTGACCGTTTTTGTCAAACGTCATGTGTTTCCAGTGATAAAACACAAGGTTTCCTTCGTCTACTTCTAGCGGCGGCAACGAACAGAACGTCGGCGTTCCTTTAGTTACATTTTCAAGAACATCACTGTTTATTGTTATTGAGGTCTTATCTTCTCTTTCAATAACAAAAGGTCTGATGGAGTACAGACAGTGCAGCAAACCCTTATGTGAAAAGAAGCACCAATTTTTTTCTGTTTCGCCTTTAATCCTGTTTTTTCCTATAGGAGGAATCGCAGCGCTGATTGCTTCCCCTATTTGATCAACGTAGCAGACGGCTACTTTAGGGAAATCAAATAGCTTTTTACCTTTTAAGTCGTACTTACTGGCATACTTAGAAGTAACAAATTGTACGTACATCTGTTCATCTGGTCCGACAAACAACCTGGGGTCTTCGTAGCTAAGTCGGTGCGGCGCGGAGCGTAGTTTCTTAGCCCCGAGAACCGTACAATCATCAGCTAGTTGACCTAGATAAATATCTGTAGGTGTGTTATTTAAGTAGTAGTAGTTGTTGTCGTACTTAAAACCAAAAGGTTCAGGTTGAGACCTCCAGGCAATATAGGTAGTTTTGTTGTGTTGTAGAATCGAAGGACTAAAATTACCTACGCTATCTTCGGGTAAACCATAAACAATTCTTGTAAAACTACCTTTAAGGTTTTCGGCTTGTCTATAAACACTGGGAATGCCTTCGCATTCTTTTTTTATAGGGAAGGTTACGTCTGAATTGACGTGGCGAAAGCGGAATGTAGTTTGCATATCAAGCGAGGAGGTCAGAGATGGCTTTAGTGAATCCCATTGAAACGGATTCCCAACGATATTCGTTGCGTTGCGTTACATCAAAACAAGCGTCAGCTACTTTATCGTAAGTTTCTTTATCGTTATATAAGGATGTAAGTAGTGCTGCAGCGTCGTCTACATCAACTAAACCTCTTTCTACACCTAGATCTTTATCCGTTACCCACGTAGAAATGTCGATAAGCAAACCAGCTCCTTCCCAAATATCTTTACACGCCGTATGGTTTGGCACAACTTGTGGTTTACGACAACTGGCATGTTCAAAACTAACCAAACCCCAACCTTCCCCGTCGGCGGTATTTAAACCAACGTCGCATGAGTTATAAATTTTGTTTAGTAAATCGTCAGGTGGAGCCGCAATATAATTTATTTCGTTCGATGTCAAGATCAACCTTTGTTTGTCATCTAGGTCGTACTTAGACATCTCCCGTTTAAATAAAGCGGTTATGTCCCAACCTAAATCTTTTACCCCCATGTGGAGGTAAAGCATGGTATCTGGTTTTCCAATTGCAAATTTAGCAAAAGCCTGTATTGTCAGGTCTATTCGTTTCCTAGGTTGGTTTCTATTCCCATTAAAAACTATAAATTTATCTTTTGGAATTCCTAGTGCATCACGAGCTTCATCCCGAGGCATAGGAGTAAATTTAGATGTATCTACACCATGGGGTAACACACCTAGCCTGCTTGGTTGGATGTTGTGTTTAAGAATTCTATGAGCACAGTTAACTGTAAATGTTATGGCTAAGTCCCAATGCGGAATATTCCGCAACATTTCTGGGTAATAAGCTTCGCTGTCGATAGGAAAATAAGCAATAAACTTAAATTTGTACTGATCTTTCAGGAATTGAATGCGTTCCCATACTTGATTTACAATCCAAACGTCATTTAAACAGATAAAAATATCAGGTTTAATCTTGTCGATCAACTCCGGCAACCGTGGAATACCAAAACGATCCGGACAAGCTAAGTTTGATGCTGGGTAAATTTTATAGGGAAGATCATGAGGATCTCCGTTATAGTTGATTCCTATAACCTCTACTTCATGTTCTTTCTGTAAGTGTTCTAGTACGCTAGTTGTTACACGACCAAATCCTGTGTTAGAACATGCATCTCCGTACCAGAGTACTTTTGCCACTTTTACGGTAAACTTGAAGTACGATTAGTATAGCGACATTGCCAGCTTACTGACATGCCTAGCCGGGAAACTTTTGCTTATCGTCGCCGGGCTCAGTTAAATGCTGTTCGCGCTGTTGAAGATTCGAGCACAAGAGAAAACTCTATTTACACCAAAGCAGCAGGTGACTTTCAAACGTTTTGTACTCTTTTAGATAAACCTCCAGCAAGACATATGTTGGAGTGGTATACACACTTGATAACAAACGAAAGCAATAAGTACTTATTAGATATAGCAGGATCAAACCTTGATATATTAAGTCCCAGAGGATCAGCAAAAAGCACAGTGCTCAATATGTTCACTGCGTGGTGTATCGGGCGTCATACAGCAGCAAAGATGCCCCTTCAGATTATTTATATTTCTTACAATATTGCTACTGCTATTCCTAAAAGCCGAATAATCAAACAAATTGTTGACTCAGTTGAGTTTAAAAAAATATTTCCTAATTGCAGGCTTAAACCGGGTATGCAAAGTGACGTTGGTTGGTCTATTGATTTTGAATACGCAGGTATTCCTAGAGTAGGTGACGAAGAATTCACACTACGTGCTGCAGGTCTTAGAGGATCAATTACCTCAAAACGCGCACACTTGTGTCTTACGGGCGATACACTAATTTTGACAGATCAAGGCGAACAGCCAATTAAAAAAATTTATGCAGACCCAGGACGCTTCCAAATTGCTGTCAGAAACTCAAAAACACATCAAATTGATTGGAGCGACGTGGCAGCAGCTACACGGCGTTGTTCCTCAAAAATTGTTCGAATTAGAACAACAGATAACCGTTATATTTCCGCAACTCCCGAGCATCCTTTCCTTACGACAGACCAAGGGTACGAATGGGCGGGAGATATTAGTACAGGGCAAACCCTTATCGGAGTATCCGCCTGCGAATCAACTAAAAGTTTGTTTAAGTTGCGGTCAGAAAAAACAACGCACACAAAGAATCTGTACAACTTGTTGGCAAAAACTAGGAAAGTTTCAAGTAGAGATTCAATGCCCCTGTTGTCAGGAGATATTCACGGTTGTGTCTTCCCGTTTAGCTCAAAGATTAAGCACCGATCAAAAAATTCTGTGTTGTTCTCGGACTTGTGCGGGGCAGGCGAAGCAAATTTTAAAACCTCAGATGTGTCTGTATTGCAACAAAAGGTTTCGCCCAACATCACACACGACACAGTTTTGTTCTCGCCAGTGTGCAGATTTAAATCATTCCAAAGAAATGACCGGTGTGGACAATCCAAATTACCAGCATGGGGGTTATATAGGAGACTTCAAAAAACTGAGGAAGATAGTTTTAAATCGAGACAGTTTCATCTGTGTCGGTTGCAATACGAAGGAGAAGAAGTTATCTACAAAAGACGGAACAGTGCGAACGAACCTGTGTGTTCATCACATAGATCACGACCGGTCAAACAACATTATTTGCAATCTTATAACGCTTTGCCGCCAGTGCCATGTGGCTCACCATCAGATTACAGACAAAGCTGGGAGACTCTCACCGTTTCCGGAGTTGAAGAAATTAGCGGAGGAACGCACATTGTCTATGACCTTGAAATAGATCATCCAGATCATAATTTTATTGCGAATGGATTCGTTGTAAGCAACTGTTTCATCGACGACCCCATCAAAAGCAGCGCCGATATACGAAACCCTGCTATTAGAGATGAAATGAACAACAACTGGTCATCTGTTATCGCACCAATTATTTTTGAAGGGGGTAGAGCTATTTGTTTAGGTACACGTTTTCACCCGTTAGATATACATAAAACAATGTTTGCGCCGGAAAAAAATTGGAAACAAGTGACTCAAGAAGCTGTCACTTACGACAATCAAGGTAACCCCGTAAGTTATTGGCCTGAGCAGTGGAGTGTTCAATACTTACTTGGTCAGAAAGAACTCGACCCCGTGGCATTTGCTTTCCAGTACCAGCAACAGCCGGTATTAACCACAGATTTAATTGTTTCTCCAGACTTGCTTGTTCGAGCTGAAGTTGAAACTGAATTTGATTCGTTGGCTATCGGTATTGATTTATCCGCAAGTAGAAATGAAACCAGTGACTATACAGCTTTTGTTTTAGGAGGGAGGCTTAAAGACAAATACTTCATTATTGATTCTCACCAATGTCGGTCTATTGGAAATCTAGAAAAAATAGATTTGTTATGCGATATGCTACTTGAATGGGGGATCTTATCTTTTCAGAATGATACGTATTTTCCGACTTATTCTACGGTTACGCTGGTAGTTGAGTCAGTTGCTTACCAAGCGAGTTTAGCGGCGGACCTTAGAAGAGTTTTGTTAAATGAGCGGGGATTGAGTAATTTACATATTCATGAAGTTAACGGTTTTAGAGGAGATAAAATAGCTCGTTTTAGAGGAACACTAGGTTTGCTAGAAAATAAAAAAATTGTGTTTAACAGGTATAGAAAATTTGATGCGTTGTTTGATCAGATTATCAATGTAGGGGCAACGTCGCACGACGACCTTTTAGACGCATACACGCATTTAATAACTTATTTACAAAGGCGAGGCAATTATTCAATAGAGTACTAAGAGGATTTTGGGGTTTATGTCCAAGAAGATCTGGGTTGCCATTACGGCGCATAAACCCTTAGAGCGCATTGATTGTCTAATCAATCTTTTGCGTGGCTATATGGAGTTTCCTTTTACTTTTGAAACAAATATTTACATAGATTATGGTTCTCAAGACGACGTAGAGATTTTAGAAACTCTTTTAAGCGAGTTTAATAAGTTAAATCTACAAATTAAAGTTGCTTCTCCTGGGTACGAAGGTTGGTTTTTAACTTGGGCTCACAAGACAGATTTAGCTTTGGCAATTTTAAACAAAAAAGCAGATTACTATATCTATACAGAAAATGATATGTTAATGACTTATGACAATTTTAAATATTATTTGAAGTGGAAACCAGTCTTAGCTAAATACGAACTTGAACCTGGGTTTGTTAGATACGAAAAAAAATATAATAAAAAAATTCCTTTTGATAACTATTACAGGTATTCCCTTACTAAAGAAACCCCTAATGTCTGGTCCACTCAGGGCTATAAAGTCCCCAATGTTTTAGTTGTAGACCACTCTGTTAGTTTTTTCGTTGCTTTAGCTAATCCTTATTACGGAGCTATGATCCTAAATCAAGAAGACGGAGATTACTATATTCGTTCCGATAGCTATGATCCTCAAAAAAGTTATGAAAAAGTTGGGATTCGAAATTGGCCTATAGCTGACCGGAGCTCGATGGGCTTAGCTTTTGAAAACCCTCCTTCTGGTTTTGAGCATAGGCGTTGTGTTCCTGTACGTAAGTTTAAGGACCATTATGAAGTCCTCCCTTGTGGGCTGATTTGTCATGACGACGACAAATACACAAAAAATTTATTATATGATCCTGACCTGTTGATATGCTGTGAAAGTATGTTAACCATATAAAACAGTGTTACCCGGCGGCGCCCGTTTTGTTTCTATTTGTTACGTTTTGAACAAAAAGCATAAATGTGAAGTTTTACCAAAATTAGAAGCCTATGCGTTGCGGAGATATATAGAATCGAAAAATGGAACAATCTACTGGTTTAACCCCGCCAAAGGACAATACTAACCCAGATTATTATGTCCGGAATGGTATGGAATGCTATGACGCGCAGCTAGCGTCTGTCGGCCTTAGTAAATTTCAAGGGTATTTAGAGTGTTGTATTTTTAAATATTTGTGGCGTTGGGAAGAAAAAAATGGAAAAGAAGATTTACAGAAAGCTGCTGTTTATTTGGCTAAACTTATAGAAACACTTGAGTAATCATGGACGTTAGGGCTTTTGGAAGTCGCTACGGTTTTTCAGCTACATTGCCTTACGCCAGTGGGTTTGTAGTTAACGCCGGTACTAATTCAGTTTTTCCTGCATGTAGAGCAGTTTATGTAGAAACCTCAAATAAAACCACAGACAAAACTCTTGTTGTTCGACTGGCTGACTCTCCTGGTTCATTTCTAAGTTTTGATCACATAAGAACAGATGTGCTTTTACCAATATCTGTGACAGCGGTTAGTGGAATAAGCACGGCAGATCACGTTTACGTTCTTTACTAATGGCAGACATTGCTAAAAAACGTGACCCTGAAAAATGGGCACAAGCAAAAGCTAAAGCCCGTAAAAAAATGGGAGGGCACAGTGCTCGTGCCATGCAGCTTGCTGTGAAGTATTATAAAGATGCTGGCGGTTCTTACGAAGGAAAGAAATCCGACAGTAATCGTCTACGCCAATGGGGTAAAGAAGATTGGCAGACTAAAGAAGAATACGAATCCAACCGAGAAAAACAATGACCCCCGCATCACTTGTCGCTGCCTTAACTGGATCGGGTAAGAGCTATCGAGAGCGTAACTTACCTACGTTTGATAACATGCTTGCGGGACTTAATAAAAGTGGGTCTATGTTTAGTTCTGATTCGTTAGATCCACGATTAAATCAAATAATTGCAAATACAACAGAAGATTTAATTTTTAAATCAATTCAACAAAAGGTTAGGGATGAGGAAAGGAGAAATGCCTGATTTAGCTCGCGAGCACGGGCGCACAGAACGTTATTTACCTCGTTCAGCGTGGGCACAAATGAGCCCTGCCGAAAGACGTGAAACGGACGAAAAAAAGAAAAAAGAAACGGCTGGTAATAAACCCGTCAATACCCACGTTCCTAATACAGAAAAAGCTCGTGAGGCTCGTCGGAGAGCTTCTGAGTATATTAAGAGAAAGGCAAGCTAATTATGTCTAATCCTTTTAATCAAGCTAGGGATTTTTTCTCGGATGCTTTTGCAAAGCAGGAATCTGCCGCAGGTCAGCAAACTCAGTATCAACGCAGTGTAGATCAACCAATGAGGCACGATTTTTTTCCTACACGAAAAGAAGCTTACGATCCTGATTCACCGATGCATAGTTCCGAAACGTTTATGGAAGACGTAAAAAACAGGCTAATTCAGTCTGCGATCAATAAGGCAACTCAGAAAGGACCAACACAAAGCTCTCTTACAGCGCGAGCAGGGAATGGTAATCCAACCAAGTCAGTGCTAGCATCATAGTGACACTCGCCTAAAGGTCGTGCTCTACGATTGTTTTTTATATTTTGACGAAAAAGAACTCCTTGAGCTAAGAATAAATCTTTTAAAAGATATTGTTGACGGTTTTATCATTACGGATGGAAATTTGACGTTTAAAGGGGACCCAAAACCCTTTACTTGTCTTGATACGATTCGAGAACTAGGTTTACCTGAGGAAAAAATACAAGTTCTTCACGTTGAATTACCCTCTAAGGAAGTAGCTCCTAATCCATGGGTACGGGAATACGCACAACGAGACGCTCTCGCTGTGGGGATGCGTTTAACTCCACCAGATTCCGTCTTTTTCTTTAGTGATGTCGATGAAATACCGAAGCCGGAGGCGGTTTTACAAGCTGTCGAAATTGCGAAAGCGAATCCAGACCGGTGTGTACGTCTGTCGATGCCTATGTTTTACGGGAGGGCAGATCTTAGAGTTATTGATCCGAAAGGGGATCCTTCCAAACCCCCAAATAATTGGACTTGTGGCACCGTGGTTTTATATGATCACTTAGAAGAAACACCTTCGCAAATCCGAATGAAGGACAACGGCCTTGTTGTGGGGGATTGCGATTGCGGTTGGCATTTTTCTTGGATGGGTGACTCAGCTCGAATGAAACGAAAACTAACATCGTTTTCTCATTGCTACGACGATATCCCTAACGCACATGCTCCTGCCTACAGCCAGGAAATGTTAGATTTTTTAGACTCTTATAAAGCTTTACCTGGAAGCACGGATCCTTTAGGTCGAAAAGATCATATTTTACAAGCGTACCCACATGACCTATTACCGCCAGAGTTGTTTAAACTAGATAGAGTAAGAAATTATTTGCTTCCTGATGGCTAACCAGATGCCCGAACAACTCCGTGAGCACTTTGCCAATAAAGCAAAGCACGACGGTAAACACGGAGATAAAGAAGAAAAAATGGAGAAGCGTAAAGAAGCTTTGAGAAAAGCTAAAAAAGTTAAAGCTGCAGGTAAAAAAGCTTAATTTTAAATTTTTAATTTCGTTGTGTAGTTAACAGAATGGCCGACCAGATCGGAGTCCGTCAACGCTTTCAAGAAATTCTTGAGGCTTCGCGGACTCAAGATAGATCCAAACAGGCGTCTACTTTAGTCGTTCTTAGTCACATCCAGCAGATGACGCTGTTGATGATTAAGAAGGGCTTGACTTTTTATTGCGAACAAGACACTTATAAAGCTAGATCTAAATTTTTAGATAGCTTGATTACTTTAAATAAAATTGATATTCGTTTTCCTTCGATTATTCGTAATTTTTTAATCGACGGATGTGGTTTATTTTATTTTCGACCTGACCCCAAATTAAAGTATCAAATATACTTTTTCTCTAAAGATCAGTATCGTGTTTACCACGATGTAAATGGAAACCTAGATGAAGTTGTAATAATTTATAAGTATAAAATTCGTAGCTCTAACATCGGGTTACCTTCTGACACGTCAGGGTTAAACGAACGTTATGTTCGAATTTCTATTACGGAAGAACGCATATCAGAATTTGAATCCAATACAGAGTTGAGTTTTGACCTAGAGCCCGGAGGACTCGTTACTTCAAGAAATACACGAGAAAATACACTTGGATTTATACCTGCTGTTGAGGTTCTTAACAAACCAGACAGTAGCGGTACTTCTGGTGAAGGCGAATTTGAACCTTTTATGGAACAAATTGTTCTTCATGACACCTTAAATACGAACATTGCTAAAAATATTGAATTTTTTGGTAACCCGACACTTATTAGTTCGCGTCCTCGTAGTGATCTTGTCGAAGCTAGCGACTCTGATCGCACTTTCCGTCCAACAATTAGTAGTCAAAGTGGATTTGCTGGTCGCGATACCCCCTCGACACGAGTAAGCG